CAGAAACTCGCTCCGGTGCATCATAAGTCCCGCGCTTCACAACCCGCGCCATCTTGGCGATCTTCCGGCTTCCCGGTGTTTTCAGATCATCGAACAGGCCCAGATAATCCGAGGAATACGGTGCGCCCTGATCCGCCCCGGTCACATTGGCCTGAATGATGTGACCCAGCGTCGTGCCGTAAAACATGCCACCGCGAAACGTGATCATGCTCTTGACGTTCCAGCCCGTGAACTGGCACCACGCGCCCGTGTTGGCGTTCGCCACAAGAAGAACGGGCTGCTGATTGATCGGCGTGGGCGGTGCGACATAGACCATCTGACCTTCTGGCCAGACCTTACAATTCCACCCCGATGCCCCGCGTTCCTGAACGGCTTGCCCCCACAGGTCTTCAATGGGGTAAGACACCGCCGCCGCACCAAGCGCCGCCACATCACGCTCTACTGCGCTCGACAGGCTCACAAAGCCCACAGTCGTTGCAATCACCAAATCCCCACCGGCGCGGATGAACGCCTTCTTCCCCATCGGCTTGCCGATCCGATAAACCCCCACCTTCGACCACGACGCTGCATCATCGGGGGAAAGCCCCTGATACGCGGCAACTTCGCCTTCCGTGGTGACAAATACGTTCTGCTCTGACAGCCCCCCATCGCCGCCACTGTTCAATGACCATACGTGACCCCATTGGAGTGACCCTCCAAGATTAAACACCCCGCCAAGAGGGAGGATAACCGCAGTCCCGCCAACCTGATCTACGGGCAGATACCAAGCGTTAAGTGTCCCTGCCTCAACGAAATAGACGCGCTGCTTGTAGGCCCACACATAGGACAGCCGATCTGAGGAAATGCCCGCGATGCCCGGAGCCGCGCTCACGGCAACACCATCAGACGTAGCATCACCCGCACCATCGCCCGTAAGAGCCTCATTATCGACAAAGGTTCCGGTGATGCCCGTGATAATCAGGTCAGCCCCATCAACGGCCCAAACCGTCGCCGTTGCCCCAGACGTGCCACCCGTCACAACCTCACCCGCCACAAATGGCGTTACCTCTGCGTCGAAGCCCAGCCGAAACGCGCCGCCCAAGACATACGGGTAATACGTGGTTCCGTCATAGATGAAGCCCGTATCCACGCCATTTACGCCGACCAGAAAAGTTCCGCCCGCTGTGGAAAATTGCAAAACGGACCAATCGGAAGACGTAGCAGGGTAAACTGGCGGATACATGCCAGCCTCACCAATCACTTCGTCTAGAACCTCAGTCCCGATAGGTTCATCATCCTCAGTAGATAGATACCAGCCCGACCAATTTCCAGACGTAGAAACGTCCCAAATTCCATCATCGGTTGCGGAAAACATTTGCGTCACAGCGCCAATGTCATAAGTCCAGAGTGAGTTGACCGTTTCATCGGTAGGCAGAGACGCCCACCGCGCAGAACCGCGCCGCATGATTACAGACGAAGCTGTTGGGAACCAGTTGCGCAGCACAGATGCGCCGGGCATAAGGCCCTGGCCTGTCGGAATTGAGAGGTTGCGATTGCGCACCAATCCAGCCGTGGGGCTGGGAAAGCTGGCCAGTTGCGCCTTGCGTGGCTTGCTGCCTTTGGCTGGTTGCCTCATCCGAGCGGCCAAGGCCACGCAAGATTAGCCCCCAGATTGCGGTTGCGCCCTTGCCGGATCACTTGCGCCCCCTTGTCGCGGGTTTGAGCCTGAGACAAGGCCATGCCGTATGTTGCCAATTCTTCACTGTAATCAAGCCGCTTTTGCGACAGATACCGCCAGATCAAGCCAAGGGTCAGCACGCGCTCTGATAGGATAAACGTGTCCGTATCGGCAGTGAACGCAGGCTTTGGAGCGCCGTTCTCATCCAGAACGATCATCTTGCTGATATATGGGAATGTCGCCGTGCCATTGGGGGCGGGGAAGAACTCAAACTGCCTACCAATCAAAATCCACCCGCCCGGAGTGATGCGCTGGAAGTCGCTATTTTTGGTTTGCAGGTATTCCGACACGCTGCCAAAGGCATAATACCCCCATAGCCAATCTGCCTTATCCTGAACATCGGCGGCGATCGACATGCGGTCATAGTCGTCAGGCATCGGAAATGCAGTCAGCACCCCGTCGCCTACCATTTCAGCGATTTTCGTAATGTCGCGCCAGTCATGGGACAGCGCAATATCCTGCGCTACCTCATTCACCAGATCGCCCATTTCCACGGCGATCTGATCAGTGCTGGAATAGACCGCAGACGGCTTGCTCCCGACAATCCGCAGCGCAGCAGACTGAACTACGGATTGCAGTGTCATGCGGCTTGAACCTCGGAAACCATGCTGCGCAGCGTTTCAACGCTTGGATTTCCGCGCGGGCGTGCCCCGGTCAGATCCTTGTATTGCGATTTCAGCGCCTCAATTTCGGCATCTGCCGCAGAGACCGCCTCGTCAATTTCTTCCGGCTTTGGATCGGCCAATGGGACGCCACCACGCAACGCGGCAATCTGCGCCTGCAAATCGGCAATCATAGCCGCCTGACCACCCGAAACGGATTTCTCATCCGTGTATTGCCGCGCCATCTCTTTGAGTGCGTTGCCCGCCATGCCAAGGTTTTTCGCCGCTTGGCCTTCCATCTGAGCCAAGGCCTCAATGCTGTAGACCTTCAACGCGCGGCAAAGCGACAACTGCGCATCGCTGATCCCGTATGGCTTGAGCATTTCAAGCGGCGTTCCTGCCGCGCGCTGCTCGTTGCCATTCAGGAATGCGGCGTATTGATCAGCCCAGCGCTCGGCATAGGTGATCACCCGCAAGCCCTCCCGCCGATATGCCGCCATTGCTGGGAAAACAGGGGAATAAAGCTTTTGACCCGCGAACCGGACCTCGACAACCTCATGCGTGACAAGCACCTGCTTGCCCTCACGCTCGGATGCAGGAACATCCTCAAGCGTCTCATATTTGAAAATCGGGGTAACTGCGACGTCGCGCATGTCGATTGCAACAGGTTGCACCATTGGAGCCTCGCTTGAGAAGGGAAGGGGCGACCATCGCCGCCCCCGTTGATCTTAGGCCGGGATTGCGTTCTTGGCCCCACGGCTGACATGGAAGTATTGGCCGCTTACAATCGCGGTGTTGACTGGGGTGTAAAACCCACCAGAACCCGTCGCCACGGTGAACGCCGGGACCGTCATCGTCACTTGCGTCCCTGTCGTAGCGGTTGCCGCAATATCTGCGGACGCCTTGACCCAGTAGTATTCGCGGCCATCGTTGCCAGTTTCGACATCCCCAAGCTTATAGCTTGGAGTGCCTTCTGTGGATGCGCGGCCCACGTTCAAGGTGCTGTCCCAATAGGGCAGGCCAGTGAACACATCATCCAGTTGCGGGCCGAGTTGCGGATCAGTGCGGAAAGGAACAGAGTTTGCCATGGTGATTTCTCCTTATGCCGTGATCAGGCGAACGGTGAACAGCGGGTTCTCAAGAACCATCTGCCCAGACCAAACAATGCCCTGCGCAACCGCATCTTGGTTGATCGGGCGCATTCCGCCTGCGGGGTGGAACGGCACAAACGATTGGCCGGGGAACTCGTAGATCGACAGCGACGAAGTATCGATGCCAAACGCGGTGTTCGCGGGCATAACGTTGCCCGCACCGCCAGCCGCAACAAGCTCGGTCAGGCCGGCCGGGGTGTGGTAGGCCAAGCCAGAGTAGCCAAGCCGCGCGGAACGCTCGGTAGCAAGCCGCTGATGCGCGACAAACGACGCCGAAACCGCCTGATAGGACAGGCTGTCGAAGATCCACAGATCGGGGTATTGCGACCCACGGCTGCGGGCCAAGGCGATCTGCTCAATGATCGGGCGGGCCGTGGTGCTGTCCCACACGTTGCCCAGAGCCGGAAAGCCCGTGGTTGCGTTGAATGTGCTGGTGCGCCATGCGGCGACGTTCATACGGTCAACACCGCCATAGGTGCCAGTGTTGGGCAGGATCGGGATAGCACCGCCGAAGCCGACCATCTGGCGACCGCCTGAGCCAGTGCCATCACCAACGATGCCAAGTTCGAATTCTTCCTTGACGGTCTTCTGAGCGGCTTTGACATAGAAGCTCATCAGGTCGATGATTTCTTCTTCGCCGGAGGTGTAGAGCAGTTCCGTGCCCGTCAGAGAGAACATCGACACAACGCGCGACCAGTTGAACATCGCGCTGTTCAGCAGTTCTTTCGGCGTGATTTCGATCTTGTCGTAGCCCGTGAACCACTGCGCTTGCAGCTTGTCGAACTCGACAGGGATGCGAAGCTCAGGACCGCCCGCGCGCTTGACCTGAATACGGCCACTGTCGCGCAAAATGCGGGTGAGGGGGGTTGCGTTGTAAACAATATCCTGCGTTTCACGCGAGGACCGGGCAACAGCGGCAGTGAGTAGCTGCCCGTAGTTGCGATCTGGGTTGATAGCCATATGCGTTTCCTATGCGGGTTAGGATCGGCCTTTCCGCAATTCCTTGCGCAGCCAGTCCGAAAGGGGTTCGTCGCTATCTGTAGCCGCAGGGGTCAACCCATCAGAGGGAGCGCCGCGCACAGACTTGGTTCCTGCATCTTTGTTTGGATGCTGATCTTGGGTCTGAGCCAAGGGCGCAATCGGAGCGGCGGTATGAGCGCCAGTCGGGCTTGGGAATTTGGCGGAGGCGAAAGCATATGCGTCCTCAAGCCGTTCCCTTATGGATACATTATCACCAGCAGGATATTTCTGCAAGAACTCCGCCATATGCGCCTCCAACTCTGTGGCGCGGGGATTGCTGGCCTTGAAGCCATCCCACTCCGACGCGACAGATGCCACACGGGCCTCTTGCTGCTGGCTTTGAACGTGTTGCGTCACGCCGCCGATCTGCTGCTTGAGTTGGGCCAATTCCTGCCGCAACTGCTGGTTTGATGCCTCATGCTGCGAAGCGACCTGATCAGGCTTTTGCCCCAGCACATACGCGGCAATGTCCCGCAATGTAACAGGCATTCCGGTCTGTGGGTTCTTGATGCCAAGGTTCGCCACCACGGCTTGCAGGCCCGCAACCGGGTTGCGGCGCAACTCCTGTTCCATCCCGGTATAGCGCTGCAATGCCGTCGCCAGATCAGTGCCCGACTGCTTTGCCATGTCTGCATATTTGCGGATAGGCTCAAACGCCTCTGCCGCCTCGCGGTGCTTGGTGATGCCCTGCTCCAACTCGCGCACGGTGCGGTGAATAGCGCCGCGCGTGCCCTCTGGAACGGCTTCCCACTCCGACTTCGCCGCATCATCGAAGCGCGGCGGGGCGTCGCGGAATGCGGTCGGCTTCGGATATGGCTTAGGTTCAGTGACAACAGAGGCAACTTCAACCTTTGCGGCGGGAATTTTCGTGTCAGGCTTTACCTTCGCCTCGTCTTTTACAACGGGCGCTTTGACCTCATCCTTGGCCGCAGGCTTTTCCTTCGCCTCAGTCTCAGCATCGCCCGCCTTCTTCATCTCATCAGCCAAGGCATCGCGGAACGTCTCAGGCTTATCGACCTTCGGCGGCTCATCTTTGGCTAGGCTCGGCTGCCCCTGTCCGACTTCGGTTCCGTAGGTTCCCGGTGTCAGCGTGGTGGACAGGTTGACGGTGCCAGCCGGAATGTCAGTGACGGTCATGTCGTTCATGGTGTTCCTCGGTTATTCATCAAGCGACACAACGTCCGGTCTCCAGCCGTTGTCAAAGTCATGGATTGCCTTAGCCACGGTATCCCGAGACTGCTTGGCATCTGGCACATATTCGCGAAACTCTGGCTCCGGCTCATTGCCCAACTCGATGAAGTCCTGCCCATGCGGGTTGTGATCGGCGCGATGCGACCGGGCCAAAGCCGCCTTGCTGCCGTAGTATTTCCCGTCTGCCATGCTTTGCACGGGTTCTGAGAAATCCCGCGTTAACATCGGAGTAGGGAAGTCAGACCGCGCATGAGAAACTGAGCGCCGCCGCTGCATGGGCGGCAACGGCGTCCAGTTGATCTTTGCATAGCCTTCGCTGTAGCTGCTCATGCCTTGAGCGCCGTCCGCATGTTGTCAATCTTGTCCTTGAGTTCCATGCACAACTCCAGCAACTCTGCAACGGTCGGGGTGGCCGCATTTGCGATGGTCGTCGCACCGTCCGGCGTTGGCAGGGTGCCAGTGGTCGCGGTGACGGTGTTTGCGGTCAAAGCTGCGATCTGCGCCTTGGCTGCAACTGCGCCCGCGATCTGGTTTGCCGTTTCTTTTGCCAATTCGGTTGACATGCCGAGTTCGGCCAGTCTGCGTTTGTCTGCCATGGTTTTTTATCCTCAATAAAGGCCGTAAAACGTTCCCGCTACGGCGGTGACTTTGATTGGTGCGAGTGGGATTACTTGGTTCACAGGCGGCGCTGTGAGGGTGAGCACAGTAGCGAATGCATCCTGCATTGTGATGTTGCCCGCCACAGTGCAGATGATCGAGCGCGGGCGGACGCCGCGAGCAAAACCCACCTATAGGATGGGTTCGTCTGGCTCAGAATGTTTAGAAATGCGTCAGACATTGGGGTTTCCTTTTTGATCCGCCTGCCGCTCGGCCAGGCTCATGCTGCGGTCGCTATCTGCTTCGGATTGCGCCTGCTTGCGCTCGCCCATCGCGTGTTGCCGCGCGCTGTTCTGCGCGGCCAAGGCGGTATCCGTGGCCTGCGTGGCAATGTCATGTGCCAGCTTCACATCCTCGCGCTTCTGGCTGTGTTCCTCTAGCGCAACCCATGCGCCCTCGACTTGGCCTTTGACGCCCAGAGCCTCAATCCTGGCATAGACCTCACGCGTTTGCGCTTCGATAAGCTGCGATTGCTCACGAAGCTTTTGCACCTCAAGCATAAGCTTTTGGTTATCGTTTGCGGCCTTGGCCTCTGCCGTTTGCGCCTTAAGCTGCAAATCCTGCACCTTAGCCTGAGCCTCTGCTTGTGCCGTCATGCCCTTGACCTCGACTTCCTTCATCTTGGCATCAGCAAGTGTTTGTTGTGCCTTGACCAATTCAGCCGCAGGGCCTTGATCTTTGCTAGCCGCAGCCGTTTCCGCCGCGCGCTTGGCAAGTTCGGGGGCCGCATCAAGCATGTCATCAATCGCGGCAATCACCGATCGCGGCGGGCGATATGGCGAAAGCGTGTATTTCAGCACCTCAGCGGCAGCGCGAATGACAGGCTCACCCATCGACGCCGCGCCCATAAGCCCCTGAATGCCGCCAGTGAAGGCCGCGTAGAATTCCGTCGCACTGGCCTTTGCTTCGGTTTCATCCGCAAGGATCGTGCTGTCCGTCTCAATTTCAAAGGCAAAGTTCCGCGCCTTGTTGTCGCGCAACAGCTTCATCACATCCTCAATCGGGATGGTGTCGCCAGCCTTTTGCAGCATGGGGCCGTAGTGCGCAATAATCGCCTGTTGCGCCTGATCAAACTGCGCCTTGGCCTGCTGTGCTTGCTCTGGGGTTGGCTGCTGCCCGGATTGCTGGGCCTCTTGCATCATGGCCTTCGCCTTGGCCGCAAGATCCTTCATTTCCTTCTCGGCATCGGCCTCGATCTTTTTGACCTGTTTTTCCAACTCAGCCTTGGTGGGAATATCCATCTGGGACATATCCAGGAGCGTCTTTTGGCTGAAATACTCCGCCATCATTTCCGATGCGATGATCGTTATATCCCGCGCCACGCGGACCAATTCATCGCATTTTTCCTTGACGCGAACAGAACCGTATTGGCTCTTAAGCCTTTGCGCTCCCAAGGTTTCGCTGGCCTGCGTTTCGCCGCGCATAATGTCCGATATGCCGGACAAGCGGTCATAATCTGCGAAAAGTTCACGCCGCGCCTCGATCAGTCCCGCAATGGCCGCAGCAATCTCAGCAACGGGCATCCACTGCACAAAGTTGCCCGCGCTGCCGCCAGAGATCAGCGCGCCCGGAACGGGGATCAGGATTGACGTATCGCTGTCATCCTTCATCAACTGCTCAATGGCTTCGCCTACGTCACCGCCGCCTGCGATCAAGCCCTTCATCCGCACCATGTCGAGAAGGTTGTAAATCCGCAGCGTCAGGCTGTTGATTTTGCGGAAGTGGCTTTCATAACGCAGATAGTCCGGCACGGGCATCAACGACCGAGGCTTGAGCGTGCCGTATGCGGGCCGGGGGCATGGGAAAAACCCCTGCAAATCATAGTGCGGCGGGTTTTCATCAAGGATATTCTCACACCCCGGAACAACCCAATACACGCGGTTGTCGGCTTTGTGCCAGATTTCCCAAACGCCAGCCTTCCCCTCGTGGCCTTCGTCTTGCTCATTCAGGCCCGTCGAAAGCAATGCACCCTTGGATTTCTTGTAGGTAAAGCGCTTAGTCATTTCCTTGCGCGTCATCCATGCGCGGCGCGCCACCCAAGGCAGTTCTCCCCATTTGCGCGCTGGCGGATGCAGGAAGTCCTTGCGGTCCAAATGCTCAAGGAAAACTTGCTGGCCTTTATCGCTTTCGTATGTGACCCAAAGCTGCCCACGATTGTAGAAGATCAGATCGTCGCGGACGCAAATCATCGCCTCATCAAGCCCACTGCGCTCATATGCGCTTGTCACAGACCGCTCAAGCATCTCTGCCGTGGTGACGTAAAGCTTGCGCCTGTCGTTGAACATTGGCGCGACAACGGGCTTCGGCGGGCGGGCATAGATTGCGGGTTTCAGGATTTCCGTAGACGCCCAGAACAGATCATAGCCCGTGTCTTTCAGACCGAATAGGGCTGCGTCGATCCGCTCCACCAGACCGTAAATATCATCAATCCGGTCGCAGGTGGCTTGCCAATCGTTGAAGTGAGCTTCGGCTTTTTTGATCGCAGCAAGCAGTCGTGCAGATGATTTTGGCTCGTCCTGATCTTTCAGGGTATCGGCGTCTGAGGTGTCTTTCTCGTCAATCAACGTCGCGTCCTCATGCCAGGAAGTTCTGGGGCCGTCACATAACCGTCGCGGCTTATCGCATACTTTGGCTTTTCTGGCAACTGCCGCACAGGAGCGATCTGCCGCCATGCCAAAGCGAGATACCTAAACGCATCAGAAACGTGGCTAGACCAATCGTGCAACGGGTTCTGCTTAAACACCTTGTTGTCATCGTCCCACTCGCGGCGATACTGTTCCAGCGCCGATATGCCGACTTCCTCGCACCTCGGATGAAACACGCACCGGGGCAGCGTCTGGCGGGCGGCGTTGATGCCGTCTAACAATCCAGCCATAGGGACCACCTGCGGATGCAAGCCAAGCTTCTGCATCGTCTCAACGCGCGTCCTGCCAGTCCCCCACTCTTTCACCTTGGCGTCATGTGGCACAAAGTCCGTGCCGTCTTGCCAGCCATGATCTTTGCGGCGTTGCTCAATCACCTCCGTATAGTGATCAACCCCAACGCCGTTTGCCGTGTAGCAGTCGAGAATGTAAACCTGCCCGCCAACCACTTGAAACCACCAGATTGATGTATCATCCCGCACGCCAATATCCCAAGCCCGATGCACGGCGCGTGGTAGGGCTTCGATGTCGTCAATACGGCCTTCTGCCCGCAGGGCAATCATCTCGCGGGCATAGAAAGCCCCCAGAATAGCCGCGTTGAAGCTGCACTCATATTCCTGCTCGAACTGCGCACGGCCAATATCTTCGCCATACATGGCGACATATTCCGCAAGGCTTTCCGCGATCTGTTCCGGCGATAGCGCCCCGGTGGAGTGGATGTTGCTTACCTCTGCAAACCAGCGCGGGTTATCCTTCGCCATCTGATACATCGAAAGCGCGTGATTGCGCCCGCGTGGCGTGGTGATGAATGTCGCCCAGCCATCGTTTTCTTCAAGCATCGGGCGGATGTAGCCCCACGCGGCAGGGTTCGCCAACGCAAACTCAGAGAACGTTACGCCGGCAACCCCAGCGCCAACCAGGCTGTTGTATTGGTCAGATCCGACAACTTGCCACGTCGCGCCGTTTTTGAACCTGATGAACATCTCGTCATCGACGGTGTTGTCGCGCAGCGCCAACGGGAAAGCCTCATCAACGCGGCGCTTTCCCGTGTGTGGGTTTACGGCGGTCCAGATGGCCTTGCGCGCTTGCGTCTTGAGCGGCAGCATGTGCCAGTATGAGGCGGGGCGCTCAAAAGCTGCAACTGCGGTGCGGTGAAGGATTAGGTCGTCTTTGCCCCACCTACGATGCGCAATTTCAATCGCGCGCTTGCCGCCATTTTCCAGATAATCCCACAATGGGCGCTGATATGGTCGCGGCTTCCATCCGTTGGGAAGTGTGATCTGAGCCATTATTTCTCATCTGCATATCGCTGGATCACGATTTGCAGCGGGCTTTTGTCATCGCCGGACAATTCCAGCTTATCGCCGTATTTCTTCGGCTGCATCTTGCCAAGCATCCATCGCCGCGTGTCAATCATCAGCTTGTTGCGGGCAATCACGTTGTGGTCAATCACATCAACGCCATCAACAGTCACAACGTCCGCACCTTGGCGGTCGGAAATCTCAAGGCACTCCTCAAAGATTGCGTCAGCCCTTGCCTCGCGCGCGCAGGTGTATTCGCTATCAAGGGCTGGGTCTTGGCTGCACCACAACTCGAATGTCTGACGTGCTGGCGTCCAATCGTCACCGATGCAGGCTTTGCTCAGTGACATCCCACCGCGAACCCGCGCAAGGATTTCCTCGCAGGCTTTGGCCTTTTGCTCATCTGTCCATTTGATTGGCATGGGTGTTAAGATATCACATTCTACTTCATTGTAAACGCCGCGCCTCGGGCCAAGGTCAGAGCCTCTGCGCGGCTGCGGGCGTTGGGTTCATAACTCCGACACCTCCCGCTGATCGCCTGCATTTACCCGCAGGTCAGGGTGTCTCGAGATATCGCGCAATCGCCGCAGGGGACGTGGACCACGCTTTGACACGGGTGTTGCTGGGGTCGCCGAATGGCGGGCGGCCAAGCGTCGATCTGGCGAACCGCATACCGTATCGCTTCGACATGGAATGCACCGCCTTGATGGTTGAGCCGAGATATTCGGCGGTTTCCGCAACGGTCATTCCGGCGGTGGCGCATCGCTGATAGTCTATGCGGCGGAGGGTCATGCTATCACCCCCGGCGCTGGTTGTTTGAGCGGGTGAGGTCTTTCATGCTGTTACCGCAATCATATCAGCAAGGCATTTGCACGGATCAACTGCGGCCCAGAATTTAGCCTTAGCGTCTGCGTATGCGTCTGCGTATGCGGCCCA